CCTGATCTTAAAACAGCTAAAGAAATAGCCATTGACTTGGAGACTAAAGATCCAAGTATCAAAGATAAGGGCCCTGGATGGCCTACAATGGATGGTAATATTGTTGGTGTAGCTGTAGCTGCAGATGGTTTTGTTGGATACTATCCAATTGCTCATGAAAACGGGTCTAATATGGATCTTAAAATGGTACTCGATTGGATACAAGATGTGGTTTCAGGCCCTGGAGATAAGATATTTCATAACGCACCGTACGATGTAGGATGGCTCAGGGCTCACGGCATACGGATTAAGAACGGTAGAATTATAGACACTATGATAGCTGCTGCTTTGGTAGATGAGAATAGATTTTCTTACTCACTTAACGCATTAGGCTTTGACTTACTTGGTGAAACAAAATCAGAGTTAGAATTAAAACAGGCTGCTGATGATTGGGGAGTAAATGCAAAAGGTGAATTATATAAATTGCCTGCTAAGTTTGTAGGTGCCTACGCTGAACAAGATGCATCACTTACATTAAAACTTTGGCAATATCTTAAAACAGAAATAATGAAACAATCACTTACTGATATATTTAACACTGAAATTGAACTGTTGCCTATTCTTATTGAAATGAGAGCTGTAGGGGTAAGGGTTAATTTACAAGAGGCAGAGAAATTAAAAAAAGAATTTGTATCAAAGGAGGATGATATACTTTTAAAAATAAAAAAGGAAGCAGGTGTAGATGTTGATATATTTGCTGCTAGATCTATTGCTAAAGCTTTTGATAAACTTAAAATAAAATATCCTTTAACTGAAAAAACAAAAGAGCCGAGCTTTACTGCTAACTGGTTATTGAATTGTGAATTTCCAATTGCAAAATTTATAAGAGAAGCAAGAGAGGTACATAAATTTCATGCAACTTTTATTGATTCTATTTTAAAATTTCAACACAATGGTCGTATTCATGCTGAAATACATCAACTTAGAGGTGATGGAGGTGGTACAGTGTCGGGCAGACTGAGTTATTCTAACCCAAATTTACAACAAGTACCTGCAAGAAATAAAGAATTAGGGACAAAGATTAGGTCTTTATTTAAACCAGAAACTGGGTTACAATGGGGTTCGTTTGATTATAGTCAACAGGAGCCAAGACTTGTAGTTCATTATGCATCTTCAATTGGTTTTCCAGGATCAGACAAACTAGTAAAGGCTTATGAAAAAGAAAACGCAGATTTCCACCAAACAGTTGCAGAAATGGCAGGAATCCCCAGATCTCAAGCAAAAACAATTAACTTGGGAATCTTTTACGGTATGGGTGCGAGAAAACTTTCCAATGAGTTGGGAATCGAAACCGACGAGGCCAAGTTACTTTTACAAGAATATAATCAGAGAGTTCCGTTTGTCAAACAACTAGCTAATAGATGTATGGAATCCGCAGAAAAATACGGATCTATACGGACCATACGTGGACGTAAATGTAGATTTGATAAGTGGGAACCAATGGCCTGGGGTTTATTTAAGTCTGAAACCTATGAACTAGCAATTGAAAAATACGGAAAGAATAATATTAAACGTGCGGGCACTTACAAAGCGTTGAATAGATTAATACAAGGTTCAGCTGCAGATCAAGTTAAAGTGGCTATGATAGAATGTTATAAAGCTGGTTATTTACCTTTAATACAAATACATGATGAATTATGTTTTAATATAAGACCTGCAAAAGATGCAGGAGAAATTAAAAAAATAATGGAAAATTGTATTAATGAACTTAAAGTTCCTTCTTTAGTTGATGTCGCTATTGGTAAAGATTGGGGATCAGCACATGATTAAAAAAGAGGGCATAAAACCCTTACACCAAATTAATGATTTTGAAAAAAATATTAGAAAAGACTAAGTATCTGTTTTTTCTTCGTCTTTATCTATATCTAAAAGACCAGCTTTAGCGTCAATTTCACTTTGTTCATTAATCTTGACTCTAAGATTTTTGATCTTTATGTCGATCCACTTCATGTCAGGAGTTACTCTTTTTTGGTCTAATGCTTTACTAGCCCATTGTGACTCCAACTGCAGTTTCTCCGATATTAACTTTTGTAACATCGTTGACCTCCTCGTAAGTAACAAAACAACGATTTGGATCACAGAATCCTTCATCTTTAGGTTC